ATAATGAATCTTATATGGAGGTGATTTTTTAATGAGAAAACGTGTTGTGAAGCAATTCGCCATCGTCCAGGGAGACTCGGCTCAGACATTCACAGACGAACTTAACAAGAAGCTGGTAGAGCTGGAAGGAAAGGACATCTCTATCGACTTCTACGAGAACTTCCTCGGAGCGAGGATCTCCTGGCCCGAGAGCATCGGAGAGGAACCCGAGACGGTAGAAGAGGAATATGAAGTCCTCGGAGCAGGATTCCGCTGCAACCAGTGCCCGATGTTTCAGCTGCAGCTTAAGTCGGACGGAACAGCGGACAGCCGTGCAAAATTCGGCAGATGTATTCTTAAAGATTACGGCAGAGTATGCGGAACGTCCAGGGCGTGCGAAAAGTTATATCAGATGATCCAGGCAGGGGAGGTGCAATTATGTTTAGCAGATTAAGAAAAAGAATCGGAGCGGTGCTCGTATTAGTTGGTTTTATAGCTCTTATAGGAATGGCAGGGGCTGATGATGTGGCAGTAGCAAATGGGATCCATTCGCCTATCATTCCACTCATTCTCAAAGGCATCCTGTTTCTCGGTATGATGGCAGGCGGTGCGGTACTGATTGGAGGCGAGACGGATGAGGATAGTCTATAAGAAGCCAGGCGAACCCGCAGAGGCTCGCAACGTACCGAACGAACTGGAAGAATGGCAGAAACTCGTAGGAGGGTATATTGAAACGGTCTACCTGACGCGGGATCTGATTATGATAGCGAATGAAGAGGGCTTACTGTTGGAGCTGGCACCGAACTTCAAATACCATGGGCAGACCATAGTCGGGCCAGTCGTGTTTGTCGGAGTGAAGAATGACGAGTTCATCGACATAGACCGCGACTGGGAACGCAAGATAATTGAATATTACAGGGAGGATTAGGATGGAAGGAACACATTACGAATATCATAAGGCGGGCATGGTAGCAGACCGCTACGAGCTGGATCTGACGCACATCGAGGCAAACGATCTTGTAAAAGCGCTCCAGTTCTACGTTAAGGACACGTCACTGTCATACGGCAAGGTACGCGAGATAGTCGAGCTGGCAGAGAACATATCAGATGTAATGGCAAGCGAACCGATCCCTGTGGATGTAGTGGAGGCAAGCATATGAGAGACACAGAATACTACAGAAACAGAAGAGCGTATATCGAGGGCTTATGGTCAGGGCTGAAGAGTTTCGGGGATCTCGAATCCATTCAGTACGCCTGGAGCATTAAAAAAGACGGTGAGTACATCCGCATTCAGGACAGCATCAACAACGACATATATCTCCACGTTGAGGGACTGACCAATGCGGAAGTATATAAGCAGATCGCAAAAGTAGTGCTGCAGGGTGACTTTGAGGGATGCGTTCCAGAGCGACTGATAACAGACATAGAAGAAAAAAGAAGCATCGCGTCGCTGTTCAGGGAGGTAGACGGATATGATAACTGAGTACAGAGTAAGAGTGAAGTACGGATACTTGGCAGAGTTTGTATTCAAAGCCGAAACGTTCAAGGAGGCCGGGTACATAGCAGACCAGTTCCTTGACAATCTATTAGAACCTGAAGCGAGCAGAATAACGATAAGCATAGAACCATATAAGAAGCAGATAGAGGAGGATGTTGAAGATGAGTAAAGGGCTGACAGGAGACTTCCGTAAGTACATGGACAAATCGTTCCTGGGGGCGTGGGACGTACCGGAGACAGGCGACCTGGTGCTGACGGTAGATTATGTAGACAGGGACGAAGTACAGAACGACAGAGGCAAAGAAAAGAAGCTGACGATCCACTTCAGAGAGAACGGATACAAGCCGATGATATGCAACACGACCAACGCCAAAGCGATCAGCAAGGCGTACGGATCCACAAAAGTGGAAGACTGGGTCAATAAGAAGATAGCTATATACAAGGCGACGATATCGGCATTCGGACAGACTCAGGAATGTCTGAGAGTAAGAGAGTACCCACCGAAGACGGACGAGATCTATTGCGAGTGCTGTGGTGAGCTGATAGAAGACACCACAATCGATGGCAAGACATTCAAGGCGAAGGCTATCGCAAACAATGCGATGACCAAGTTCGGCAAGTATCTCTGCTATAACTGTGCAGCTGAAGCGAAGAAGGAACAGGAGGCAGAATAATGGAACTGTCTAACACCAACTACTTCAGCCCTGAAGCGATGCGTTCCTATTGGAGCGTGTCGCAATTCAAGGCATTCAGTAAATGTGAGGCGTGTGGGCTTGCAGAGGTCAACAGGGAATACCAGCGCGAAGTAACCGACGCGCTTCTTATCGGCTCGTATGTAGATGCTTACTTCTCCGATGAGATTACTCCATTTATGGCTATGAACGGAGACAAGATGTTCAAGAAGAACGGTGAGCTCCTGGCAAAGTTCCAGCACGCAAACGAGATAATCGAAGCGGTCAAAAGCCAGCCGTTAATGATGGACTTCCTGACAGGAGAGAAGCAAGTAATAATGCAGGCGGAACTGTTCGGGGTGCCATGGAAGACCAAAATGGACGTATACGATGAAAAGCGCATCGTAGATCTGAAAGTCGTCAAGGATTTTGATGACATATATGATCCTGGCTACGGATGGCGCTCCTGGGTGGAATACTGGAGCTATGACATCCAGGGAGCCGTCTATCAGCGAGTCGAGCAGATCGTATCGAACCGCACCGAACCGCTTCCGTTCTATATCGTAGCGGTAACGAAAGAAAAGATACCTGATATCAAAGTGATCCATCTTCCACAGCACATACTCGATACGGCTCTGAAGATAGTCGAGGCGAAGATAGAGCGCTTCGACCTTATAAAGCAGGGAGAAGTCGAGCCGATACGGTGCGAAAAGTGCGACTATTGCAGGAGAACTAAGAAGCTGACCGCTCCGGAAGAGTACGAGATAAAGGAGGCCGTCTGATGAACCTTCGAGACTGTGAAGGCCTCTATAAGTGCGGAATGGGAACGGACGAGAAGTGTAGGAAAGCATTATGTCCATTCTATAAACCGCCGAAAGCAGAAGAGAAGCGAATCAGATACGTGCTGGACGATTTCTCTGGAATATGGAGAGAGGAGGAAATTGATGAAACAGATACTGATATCTGATGAGCTGAACACCGGCGAGATGATCAAGAAGATCCGAGCCGAGAAGAACATAACCATGCAGGATCTATCCGAAGCGTCCGGCGTTTCGATATCCGCCATATGCAGATACGAAAAAGGCGCAAGGGTTCCAAATATGGGCACATTCGACAGACTGATGAAGGCCATGGACGCCGACGTCACGATAGTCACTAAATAAATACGTTATAAGGTGGGGCGGTTCTCATAGAATTGTTCAAATAAAAACCTCACAATGTCTTTCATACACCACCTTTTTAAACCCTTTCTGATAAGTATAGATTACAACACACCGTCCCGCTTTATATATCCCCATATGAGGGCGAAAATCGACGATTTTAGCAAGGTTTGAACAACTATTGAGCAATTTATCATAGCGGAGGAAAACAATGAATATTCACTTAATACACGGCAGACTTGTAAGAGACCCTGAGTTCACAAAAGGCAGCGAAGACAAAAGCAACAGATGCAACTTCACCGTTGCGGTAGACAGACGATACGGAGATGAGACGGACTTCTTCGATTGCGTTATATTCGGAAAACGCGCGGAAGTTATCCACAAGTTTTTCCACAAGGGCTCCGAGATCCTCGCGTCAGGAGAGGGACAGATCCGCTCCTATGACGATAAGAACGGAGTAAGGCGCAAGGCCTACGGAATCACCGTATCAGATTTTGACTTCTGCGGATCTCCGGCAAGTGGATCCAATGACCAGGTATCGACCCAGGATGAACAGGTAAAACTCGACGAGGATATTCCATTCTAATGATTATAGTAGACACACGGGAAAAGCCGAAAGCAATCGGCAAGATACTGAAATACTTCGAAGCGAATGACATCGAGTACGATTCCAGCAAGTTATATGTAGGTGATTATATCCGATACGACAATCCATCGGTGGTAGTCGATAGGAAGCAGAACATAGCGGAACTTGCGAAGAACTGCACTTCCGATCATGAGCGCTTCAAAAGGGAACTGGAACGAGTCAAGAAGGCAGGGGCTCAGTTGATACTGTTGGTGGAACAGGACAGATATAAGGACCGCGACGAATGGATTCGCGTCCGTGACATATCAGACCTTATGTGCTGGACTAATCCGTATACGACCGTCACGGGTGAGAAAGTCTATCGGGTCCTTGCGAGTTGGACGGCAAAATACCCGCTCTCGGTCCAGTTCTGTGACAAACGAGAGACGGGGGAAAAAATAGCGGAGATATTGGTATAAATGGGTAATCAATTTTTAGATGCTGCAATTGAATACGCTTCGAAAGGGCTGGCGGTCTTCCCGGTAAAGGCAAAAGGGAAGAACCCGCTCACCAACAACGGCGTAAAAGATGCGACTACCAACTTCGACCAAATCGAAAGTTGGTGGAGGAAGTACCCATCGGCAAACATAGGGATCGCTTGCGGAGAAGTCTCAGGCGGTCTTCTTGTTGTCGACCTGGATGAGAAAGACAACGGCATAAGCGGAGCTGATTCCCTTAATCAATGGGAGAGGGAGAACGGCCAGCTTCCTGATTCGTGGCGCTCGCTGACAGGGAGTGGTGGTGTCCATATCTTCTATAAACTGGACGGGACCACCAAGAACAGAGTCAATCTATTGGATGGAGTCGATATCAGATCCGACGGAGGGTACGTCGTTGCTCCGCCTTCAGTCCATCCCAATGGTCACCGATACGAGTGGGAATACGGCCCTGACGATTTAGAGATAGCTGAAGCTGACGAGACTGTTAAGGAGCTGTTAGGCGTCGGCAAGCAAGCGGATCCGGATCGGTTCGTGCTGCCTGAAAGCATAGGCAAGGGGCTCCGAAACGATACGATCTATAAGATGGCGTGCTCGATGCAATCAAAAGGCGCGCTGGACGATGTTATTTATATCGCTTGCAAGGCGGTCAATGAGAAACAGTGCGACCCGCCACTTCCCGAGGATGAAGTCGAGAAGATCGTAGAAAGCGCACTTACCAAAGCAAAAGGAAACGCAAAGGCGCTGGCTCCGTCAAAAGAACTTGATCTGCTGACCGTAACAGACTCCAAAGGGAACGAGAAAGTCCGCCAGTGCGCTGAGAACGTAACGAGAGTATTACTGAACGACCCGAAGCTGGCGGGCAAGATAAAAGATGACCGGTTCGGATACAGACTGATGTATCTCGGACAGCTCGACTGGCGAGAAAAAGGCGACACGTACGGAGAGTGGACAGACAAGGACGATTCCGCTCTGCAGAGTTACCTTGACATTAAGTACAACCTGAGAAACGACAAGGATTATACGAACGGCTTCAATGTAGCGCTATTGGAAAACAGCTACGACCCGCTGACCGGATACCTTGACGCTCTGGAATGGGACGGGATCCATCGTATCGACGAGGCCATGACCAAATGTCTCGGGGTGGAGCCGACCCAATACAACGTAGCAGCGTTCAGAACGTTTCTGCTCGGAGCGGTACGAAGGGCATACAATCCAGGATGCAAGTTTGACTATATGCTGGTTTTCGTCGGGCAACAGGGCGATGGAAAGTCCACGTTCTGCAAGCTCCTCGCCTGCAATGACGAGTGGTATGATGAGAACTTCAACTTTAAAGATACGAACAGCAAAGCCACCATCGAGAACATGGCGGGGAAGTGGATCCTCGAGATGGGCGAGATGGATACGATGAAAAGGGACTTTGTAACGGCTGACGCACTTAAGGCATTTATTACGACCCAGTCCGATTCGTATCGTGCTCCATACGGAAGACGAGCGGAACGAAGACCGAGGCACTGTGTATTCTGCGGAACGTCAAACGACAAGAACTTCCTTAAGGACAGAACAGGAAACAGACGATACCTGCCCATTGACTGTCATTCGACGGCTGAAACCAAGCGATTTATGTTCGAAGACCAAGAAAGCGTGGCAAGGCCGTACCTGAGGCAAGTCGTAGCGGAAATGGTAGCATATTACAAGGCGCATCCGAACGAACAGGCCGTCCTTCCCGAAGATATCGCAGGTCTTGCAGCTGAAGCGCAGAGCAACCACCTCGAAGAAGACGTATGGGTCTCCATCATAGACGACTTCCTCAGATCTGAACCGTGCAACAGGGTAAATGCAGCATATCTGTGGGATAAGGCATTCGACCGTGACGTGGCAGATATGCGGAAAGGGGAAGTGACCAGGATACTCACGATTATGCGGAACGAAATAGAAGGCTGGCACGAAATAGGCAAGGCGAGGATGAACGGATATGGACGCGCCGGAATATGCTTCGAACGGGATCCAATAAGTGTCACCTATGACGTGAAAAGTGACACCTTGGAGGGTGACACCGATGCGATAGGTGACACTTTAGAGGGGTTTGAGGACGTAACAGGCGAGTGCGACATACTGTTTTAAGAGACGAAAATCACAAAAAACGTCACCTATCAGTCAAAAAACGTCACCCTGAAAATCGATAGGTGACACCCAAAGGTGACACCAAAACCCTTGATTTTCAAGGGCTCACGGGCTACTGTCACCTATGTCACCCTAAAATTCACTAAAAGAATATTTTTAGAATATAGATAGTAATTTATATAGTAATTAGAAAGTTTGGGTGACAAGGGTGACAAGGGTGACGCTTGAACATTTTGGAGGTCGAAATGAATGGAATCGAAAAGAAGATAAAGGACGCGCTCAGGGATCTGAACGACGTCTGCCTGAGCTATTATCTGGTGGAGGGGCTCGGCTGCAGAAAGTGTCCGCTCGATAAGTACCGCTGGGACGACGGAGAAGAATGGCACTGCTTCGTGGCGGACGCCATGAATGATATCGACACCGATGCGTACACCGTAATTATGGAGGATATGACATGAATCCGAAAGAACTGATCGCGGTCTTCGGCAAAGACTGCAAGAATTGTGAGTACAAATATGACTGTCCCGATGCGTTTACGGAGCTGTCGCACTATTGCAGAGCATACTGGGAAGATCAGAAGGAGGAGAAGGATGAACGAAAGAAACTGTGAATCCTGCATACACGCAAGACCATTCGAAGGATCTAACGACAACGGATGCGGTGCGTGGGAATGCGAATATATCAACAGAAAAGAAGCCGTTGAGATTTGGAGAGCAAACAAGGACATCGTAAGGTGTAAGGATTGCAAACACTACGATACAGAGTCGAGAACGTTCCCTTGTTGCACGGATATATTCGGAGCGGTTAGATATATGGAAGCGGACGGATTCTGCTCAAAGGGAGAGCGGAAAGGAGAATGATGAACGAGCAAATATCAATGTTAAAACAAAAGCCTCATTGGATTCCGATAGAACGAGGCGACAGAGGATATAGTGTGAGCGACTTTATTTGTTCCGAATGTGGGAAGCCTTGTCCGTGTTATCACCTAACTGACTATTGTCCTAACTGCGGTGAAAGGATGAAAGGAGAATGATATGGGATTTATAAAAGCAATGTATAACGGAAACGATGTGCTGTTAAATACGGATTACATCGTGGATATATGGAACTATGATGAATTATATGCGGATGTATATCTTCTCGATGATATGCGTAGTGCGTATAAAGTGCCAAAGGTAGAATTGGATAGGTTTCTTAAAGGAGAATGATATGGGAATATACATACCTAATATGGATAAGCCGAAGAGTTGTTGGGAATGTCCGCTCTATGATTCGGAGTATCCTTGGACTTGCGATTTGTTTGATGCCTATTGCCCACTAATCGACATCGTAACTTGTGGGGAGTGCAAACATTGGTATAACGATGCTGATTGCGGAATGGCTTGCGAGTTCACTAATATGAAACAACCGAGCGATGGATTCTGCAATTGGGGAGAAAGAATAGACGAATACGAAAGAGAATACAGAGAATTAGGACTCTATGAGTTGAGGGAATTGCGGAAAGGAGAAGCGAATGACAAACGATACAATAAAAATCCAAGCGAGGTCTGCCGATGAGGTTAGGTCAACGAATCGAGTCGTACTGTATAAAGACGGTTGTGAGAGAGAGTTCTATCAGCCAAAAGCAGAATGGGAGTGGTGTCACGATTGCAAAGAGTATGACCAAGAGAAACACTCTTGCCCTCGTTGGACTAAAGCGATTCGGAAGACCGTGGCAGAATTGGAAGAGTACTACGGTAGGCATATCACCAAGACAGAGCAGACTCTTGTGATAGACTATCCCGACACCGATGATGTTCAAACCATCTTGCTGTTGGATGATGAGGGATTCACAAGGGTCTTTGAAGAAAGGAGAAGCGATGAGTGAGATATTAATAGCCCTGTCTGTGGTAGGTGGGTTGGCAATTATGTTCTGCATAGGGTCGGTCGTATACAACAGAGGGTGGAGCAAGGGATATTTTGAAGGTAGATTTGATGAGTGGGAAAGGAGAAAAGATGAGCATAATACTTAAAGGGATTGACCCCAAAACGGATTATGGGTTATGCATACTAACCATAAGAGGGGAATTGATAACTGCGAATGGAAAACACATTCAAGCTATCCAAATCCCAAAGAATCACGGAAGGTTGATAGATGGGGACGAACTCTTAAAGCGAATAGAAGAGTCGCCCACGTTTGCGAGCAAGTACAAAGAGACCGCCAAACTATTTATAAGAGTATATACCGAGCAAGGTACGATATTAGAAGCGGAGGAGTAAGATGATTCAATTCATAGCGGGAGCGATATTCGGGGGAACGGTCGGGTTCGTCCTGGTCGCATTAGTTACAGTAAGCAAAGGCAGAAGATGACAGTAAGAGAAGTAAAAGACTTCCTGAGGCAATACGGAGAAGCTGAAAGGCAAGCCGAACGATTAAAAAGTGAATACTACGAGGAGATAGAGCGGATAGACAGTATCAAATCACCTGCTGACAACGATGGGATGCCACATGGTACAAGTATCAGCAAGACGGTCGAGCTGCAGGCGATCAGACTGGCAGAGAAGACGGAACGATATAAGGAAGCCGAGCTTGATGCACTTCGGAAACGCCAGGAAGTGTTCGACGCGATTCTGAAAGTCCCTGGAGTCAAAGGCCAGATCTTATACGAGCGGTATATCAATCTCAAGAACTGGGACGATGTGGCCGAATCGGTTCACTATTCGCTCCAGCACGTCCACAGGCTTCACGGTGCGGTCTTGCTCGAGCTCCAGGATGTGATAGAATGAGACTTTTTAAGGTGCTACGATGATAGTGTCAGAAATGGCAAGCGAATCACTCTACGCCGGAGCGATCCGGCAATCATGGCCCGACGGTTCGTACTTCACTGGTTAGACTCCAGTGCGGGCCTCTTTCGACATCCACCAATCCCCCAAAAGAACGGAACAAGGCAGCTCCGTTCTTTTTATTTGATATCATGAGCAGAAACAACCCACGCTACGCTAACGGCAATACAAGACGGAAACACCGGGCACGACTGAAAGCCATGGGACTTCCTTGCGGTATATGTCAAGGCAGGCTCGGGCCGATTCATTACGATGAACCATCGAACGCACAGTATCCGCTCAGCTTCGTGATAGACGAGATCCATCCGGTCAGTAAGTGGAGACTATTCGGGTACGATTCACCGGAAGCAGCCGCTCAGGACTGGAGCAACCTGCAGCCAGCTCATTGGATCTGCAACGCCAGGAAGAGCGACAAAGTGCCTGAATTGGAAGGTCGAAAGATAATCAATATTGCAAACGTAAAAGACGGCGACTGGTGACGGTGGGGAGGGTACCCGGTACCCCGGCCACGGCGCGAAGCCACGGGTCCAGCGCCGATACCCCCGAAGTGGCTCCGGATCTTTTTGGGGTGGTACAAAAAAGGAGAGGACATGGGAGAGACAACAAAGTTTTGCAGGGTGGCGGTGAGTGATCTGATACCGTACATAAACAACGCGAAGATCCATACCGAGGACCAAATCACCCGCATCGCATCCAGCATCAGAGAGTTCGGGTTCCTGAATCCGGTGCTGATAGATGCACAGAAAAATGTCATCGCGGGACACGGCAGGATCATGGCAGCAAAGAAGCTCGGCATGACAGAGGTCCCGTGTGTTTATGTCGAAGGCCTGACCGATGCACAGCGCAAGGCTTACATACTGGCTGACAACAGGCTCGCAGAAATGGCGGACTGGGATATGGATCTCGTAAGAGGAGAACTCGAAGAGCTCCAGGAACTGGGATTTGATACCGAGCTGACGGGCTTCGATATCGATCTGGAGGAGGAGCCTGAAGTTACAGAAGATGAGATCCCGGAAGAAGTCGAAAGCAGGGCCAAAGATGGAGACATATGGGAGCTTGGAGAACATCGAGTAATATGTGGCGACAGCACGGACCCGGAGGTATTAGAAAAACTCATGGATGGGGCAAAGGCTGACCTGTTGCTGACTGATCCTCCCTACAATGTCAACTACTCAAACAAAGCCGGAAAGATTGCAAATGACAATCTCGAAAACTCAGAATTCAAGGCGTTTTTAAAAGACGCATTCAATGCAGCGGTTCAAAAAATGAGGGGGGTGCTGCGTTTTATATATGGCACGCCGATTCAGAGGGGCTGAACTTTAGGTCTGCTGCAGAAGAAGCAGGGCTCCATGTAAGGCAGTGCATTATATGGAACAAGAACGGACTCATACTCGGACGCAGCGACTACCAGTGGAAACACGAACCCTGCCTGTACGGATGGAAAGACGGCGGAAAGCACTACTTCACTGACGACAGAAAACAGGCCACGGTAATCGAGGACCCGAAGCCCGACTTTAAAAAGATGAAAAAAGAGGAGCTGAGAAACCTCCTCGAACAGTTATACAGCGACAGAGTAAGCACCACAGTCATAGACGAAAAGAAACCTCTGGCGAATGATATGCATCCGACCATGAAACCACTCGGTCTGCTTGCGAGACAGATCCGCAACAGCACAAAACAAGGCTGGCTCGTATTGGATACGTTCGGCGGTAGTGGATCTACTCTGATGGCTTGCGAACAGTTAAACAGAAAATGCTATACTTGCGAACTCGATCCGCACTACGTCGATGTCATCCTGCAACGCTGGGAAGACTTCACCGGGAAGAAGGCGGTGCTTGTAAATGGATAAGCAGAGAGAACAGCACATAGCGGAAATGAAACGGCTCGAGGAGGCCATACGAAAGACAACCTCTCCGAAGCTGAAAAGAGACTACAGAAAAGCCTGGTACAGAAAGCAAAAGCAACTTTTTGCATATGACCAGTACAAAGGAACGAGGACACCTGATGGAAAACGAACTCAGGCAGAGAGCCGATGAAGAGAAAAACAGAATAGTCGGCATCCTGACAGAAGCAGGGATCTCCGAGAGAAGAATGCAGATGCTCGGTCCGGTAATAGAGAATGTCTCCTGGATGAAGGCTAAGCTGGACGACTCCAGGGCTCTTATAAAGAACAGCAACATAGTAGTGCCGTACGATAACGGAGGAGGGCAAAAGGGCATCCGAGAAAATCCTGCGTTTAGAGGATACGAGTCTCTGTGGAAATCATATATGCAGGGAATGAACAGAATCCTCGACACATTGCCAGAAGAGGAGGCCAAAACCCTCGACTATGAAGACATGAAACCGCAAAGCGTCCTCTCCCTCGTTAGAGACAGACACAGGAGTGCAGTATGAAAGGGAGCCAAACCCCGAGAATAAAAGTAGAACCGCAAAGATCCGGAACAGACGGAGCCGATGCGGTTCTTTTAATGGCTGAATACGGATACAAGCTGGACGAATGGCAGCAGGACGTTATTAATTGCTGGCTCGGGTTCGACGATACTGGTAAATACAATGTGACCTCCGCAGGGCTTTCACTTCCGAGACAGAACGGAAAGAACGTCTGCCTCGAAGCCCGGGAGTTTTACGGCATGGTCATAAACGGCGAAAAGATCCTTCACACAGCGCACCAGGTCCGTACCAGTAAGAAGAGTTTCAGAAGACTGGCCTCGCTGTTTACGGATAAAAGACACCCGGAGCTGACCGACATAGTCAAGTCGATACGATACACGAACGGAGAGGAATCCATCGAACTGGATAACGGCGGATCTATCGAGTTCTCGGCGAGATCCAGACAAGCAGCCAGAGGATTTGACGGTATCAGCCTGGTAGTTTACGACGAAGCACAGGAACTCACCGATGATCAGGTTGAAGCGATAATGGCAACGCTCTCGGCTTCAGCAACCGGTACGAGACAGATCATATACACCGGAACGCCGCCATACCCGGGATGCCCCGGGGACGTATTCCGCAGACGCAGAACCGCAAGCATAGAAGACGCAGGTAAACACGATGCCTGGCATGAATGGAGCGTATCAGCTGAGTCGGTAGCGGAAATAAACACAACGGATAGGAGCCTATGGTATATGGCAAATCCTGCTATGGGAATCAGACTGGATGAAGAGTTCACAGCAGAGGAACAGAGGTCAATGTCGGCTGATGGCTTCGCCCGTGAACGTCTCGGCTGGTGGACTCCAGTAGTGGAACACGAAGTCGATTATGCAATACCTTCAGACATATGGGACGCTTGCAGATCTGAAGACCCGAAACCCGAAGGCAAGACAGCGTACGGGATCAAATTCAGCGCAGATGGTTCGACTGTTGTGCTGTGCGGTGCGGTCATACCGGCAGACGGTCCGGCTCGAATCAGTTTGATTGAACTGAAGCCGACGGGCCACGGTATAAGCTGGCTTGCAGACTGGCTGAACGCACGATATCAGAAGGCTTCCTGCGTAGTCATAGACGGACGGAACGGAGTTGATGTGTTAGTGGAACGGATCGCCGATACCTGGAAGATGAAGGGTTCTGTAATAAGACCATCGTCACGGGATATGATCGCAGCGGTCAGCACATTAACGAACGCGCTGAATGAGAAGGCCGTAACGTGGTTCTACCAACAGGACGCATTAAGGGAGAGCGCAATAACATCAGTTAAAAGACCCTTTAGTGGAGGCTGGGGCTTCGGTGGGGAAAACTCCGCACCGATAGAGGCTGCAGCGCTTGCGCTATGGGGCGCGCAGAACAGTAAGAGAAATCCTGAAAAGAAGATGAGGATCAGCTAATGACAAAACTACTTAATCCGGCAAGAGTATACGGCTTAAGAGATAGGGAACGGGCGATGCTCGTCAAACTTATAGACGTATATGAGAATGCGGACAGCAAGAACAGACTAAAAGAACGATATTACAACGGAAAGATAACGCTCGGAGAGGTTAATCTCGGAATCGCGCTTCCCGAAGGCATCAGGGGGCTCGAGATCGGGTGCGCATGGGGTGCAAAGACGGTCGATGTGCTGGCTTCCCGCTCCATGTTCGATGGATTCGTAGGTGAGAACGGCGAGGGCGTCGATGCACTTGCGGAGATAGTCCAGCGAAACAACCTGATAGCAGAGTACCCGAAGGCTTGCAGAGACGAGCTGAAGATAGGATGCTCGTTTGCTACGCTATCAGCCGAGCCGAACAGGAAGTGCCGTATCAGGTTCCATTCTACCAGCTCAGCTGCTGCTGTATGGGATGGAGAAAAAGGCCGAATCGCTTACGGTATGGCCGTAATCGGCACAGAACCCAACAGGGACGGAAACGGTGGCTGGACGGCCAATCTGATACGTCTCGACACGGATGAAGCCGTATGGATGCTGAGAAAAGATGAGCATTCCGACGACTGGCAGGCGAAAGCATATCCACATAAGATGGGAAGGCCTCTGATGGAACCGCTCATATACAATCCGACGAGCGGAAAGCCATTCGGCCAGAGCAGAATCAAAGAACCTATCAGGAGACTGATTCAGGGCTATGTGAGAACCATCGCAAACGCCACTATCGGCCTCGAATTCAGTACAGCTCCGCAGAAGTACCTGCTGGGCGTAACTGACGAACAGTTCGACACGGTGGTGAATCAAAAGTTCCGTCAGTACGTGGGATCTATTATCACCAGCACAGTCAATCCCGAAACAGGCGAAAAACCTTCATTCGGTCAGCTCCAGCAGGGGAGCATAACGCCTCACGTGGAAATGCTCCGAATCCTGGCGACACAGTTCAGCGCTGCAACGGGGCTCACCGTAACGGATACGGGCGTAGTCAACGATGCCAATCCGACCAGCTCCGACGCTATCCTGGCACAGTCGCAGACACTCGTGCTGATGGCAGAACAGTTGAACGCGACGAACGGAGACGCGCTCAGGAACATCGCTCTCATGGCTATGGCTATCGAAAACGATACGAACATAGACGGGCTGGATGATACACAGAAGAGCATCGTCGCGCACTTTAAAAACCCTGCAATGCCGTCCGTAGCGGTAACAGCAGACGCAGCCATCAAGATCGCTTCGGCTCGTCAGGGATTCGCTGATACTGATACCTTTTTGGAGATGATCGGATTCGACCAGGCTGATATCAGGAGGATAAAGGCTCAGGAACAGAGGGCAAGAGGTCTGGCCGTATTAGAGGAGATTGAAGAATAATGGCAACCATATCAGCTAAGTCGTGGGACAGATATATAAATGCTCTGCGGAAACTGAACGCAAAGGCCACCAATCGGATGCTTGCGAAGATTAACGAAGTCGGGACGGACGACAGGGAAGCGCTCGAGGAGCTTATAAGATATGCGTACGGCATCGCTACGAGATACGGCGAAGGGGCTTCAGCTCTGTCAGCTGAGATGTACGATGCACTTGCAGAGCTATCAGGGAAAATCGTTCCGCCAGCGGTTCCGGCTCCTACGGCTTCGTATGGAGACGTTGCGAAGGCAGTATATGGCACTAATTTGCAGTCGAAAAATCCGCAGGTAATGGCTGACAGTATCGGCAGGCTCGTCAAGATGGCGGGAGTCGATACGATGCAACGGAATGCACTCCGTGATGGGGCAGAGTGGGCGTGGATACCGCGAGGCGATACGTGTGCTTTTTGTATTATGCTCGCTTCAAACGGATGGCAAAGGGCATCAAAGGAGGCCATCAAGAACGGACATGCGATGCACATCCATGCAAACTGTGACTGCACCTATGCGATTCGGTTCAGCCCGGACGTAGAGGTAGAAGGGTACAACGACGGCGCAGAGTACAAGAAAATGTACAACAACGCTGAAGGGTATGACTACACAGAAAAGGTCAACTCAATGCGTCGCGGGTTCTACGCAGTGAATAAAGAAATAATAAACGAGCAGAAGCGTTCTGCTTATGAGAAGCGCAAGGAACTAAACAGCTCCGAAGCGGAAGAGATTAATGTCGATTAGCACCTTAACTGGTGCTTTTTTATTGGGAACTCGTCCCTTAAACGAGGTTATTACTCGAAGGAGGAAACTAAATGGAAACTGAAATCCTTACAAATCAGGAAACTACTACTCAGAACG